GTAAAGCCCACAGAACCAAAACCAACCGCTAAGAAAGATGAGGAATAAGCCACATGGCAATTTTCTTGAATAACAAGGTCGGCCTAAAGATTGCAACCATCGATCTTAGCGACCACGTAACAAGCGTAACCCTGAATCAGGCTTTCGACGAACTCGAAGTTACTGCTATGGGTGACACCGCACACAAGTTTGTTAAGGGTCTTGAGTCAGCGACTCTCACCGTTTCATTCTTGAACGACACAGCATCCGCTAACGTCCTTGCAACTTTGCAAGCAGCGTTCGGCACAACAGCAGCCGTGAAGATGGTACAGGATAAGGTCGCTTCAGTAGGAGCTGCTAACGTGCTGTATACATTCGACATCCTTGTCAACAACCTTACACCTATTAACGGCGCGACAGGTGACATGGCCACTATGGACATTACGTTCACAGTAAACTCAGCAGTAACCGTAGCCACATCAGGCTCGTTCTAATTAAATAAAAGGGGCAATAATGGCAAAGTTAATAGTCACAAGGGCTGACGGCACAAAGAGTAACCACTCAATTACGCCGGCTGTGGAATATGCTTTTGAGCAGCAGTTTCGCAAAGGTTTTCATAAAGCCTTCCGCGAGGATGAAAAGCAAGAGCATATTTATTGGCTAGCTTGGGAATGTCTGCGCCGCGCAGATGCACCTGACGTTAAACCGTTCGGGCCAGCATTTTTAGATACGCTTGCTGCCGTAGATGTGGTGGCAGACGATTCCCCAAATGGCTAACGCGCGATTCTTTTACGTATCGGGTAGCCCAACTATCCATACATACAGGGATCGCGCCTAGCGAGTTTATTAACATGGATATAGATTTGCTCAAAGCCTTTTACGAGGTTTTGAAACAACAAGCGAAAGAGCGTGATAATGCCAGTCGTGGTCGAAGGCGTACCAGAGCTTAAGAAAGCTTTGAAGAAGTTTGCGCCTGACTTACGTAAACAAATGGATGACGAGATTCGCGTGGCATTGAAAGAAGTAACAACAGCGGCTAAAGCGAAAGTTCCTAGCCAATCTCCCGGCGGCTTGTATAACTGGCAAGATGACGGCTCAGTATCTAAAAGCCGTACGGGTAGAGCGACAGCATTTCCCAAGTTTAACGCCAATGTTATTAGACGTGGCTTAACTTATTCTTTGGGTAGAAGCAAAGCTAATCGAAGTGGGTTTTCTAGCCTGTATTCTTTGCTAAACAAATCTGCTAGCGGTGCTATTGCTGAAACCGCTGGACGTGCCAACCCGGGTGGAAGTTCTAGAAGCCAATCTAATAACCCTGATGCTGGTAGAAGGTTTATCGGTGGAATGAACGGCATAGGCGCGATGAAATCACTAGATCGCCGTCAGGCATCTACCGGACGTATTTTATTTGCTGCTTATGCTGAAAATAACGGCAAAGCATTAGACGCGACATTTAAGGCGATTGACAAAGCTTCACGACTATTTAAGCAACGCGCTACGGTTAGAAAGGCTGCCTAATGTCTAATATTCGCATTGATATAGCCTCAGAGTTCAAAGACAAAGGTTTTAAGCAAGCCGATAAAGCAACGACAGGCCTTAACAGCCAACTTAAAACATTAGGTAAAACATTAGTAAGCGTTTTATCTGTTCGTGAGATTTATCAGTTTGGTAAAGCTTCGGTTGAAGCGTTTAGCGAAGATGAGCAAGCCGCAGCACGTTTATCGCAAACTTTGAACAACTTGGGGCTTGCTTTTGAAAATACCAGCGTAAGCACCTTTATTTCTGATTTAGAAGCTGCCTCGGGCGTACTAGACGATTCGTTGCGCCCTGCCATGCAGTCATTACTAATGACTACAGGGTCAGTAGCTAAATCACAAGAATTGATGGCTTTAGCCTTAGACATGTCCCGAGCGAGCGGCGTGGATGTAGCCACCGTTGCCGGAGATCTTTCCAAAGCATATGTAGGACAGGCAAGAAGCCTCTCAAAATATAATACTGGTCTATCGCAAGTTGAATTACGCACAAAGAGTTTTGGTGAATTACAAGAGTTTCTGAATGACCAATTTGCAGGACAGAACACAGCCTACTTAGAAACCTACGCAGGAAAAGTCAGTATGCTCAATGTTGCATACGCCAACATGCAGGAAACAGTAGGAGAAGGCTTAGTAGACGCTTTTCAGATACTTTCAGGTGACCAAGGCATTGGCGCAAGCACAAAAGCGATGGATGCATTTGCAGACAGTATCGCTAACACAACAAGAGGCATAGCAACTTTAATAAGCGGCTTCAAAGACGTTCGCGCTTACGGCACGACGGTGGTAGATTTTGTCAAAGAATTAGCGGCAGAAAAAAGTCTATTTGGCGCAATAGCAGCTCTAGGTGAAAAGAATAAACCGTTATTTTTTCCGGCTGGTGGTTTAGGTGCTAAAGCCGAAGAAGCTGCGCGTAGAAAAGCGGAAGCGGCAGCAGCCAAACGTCAAAAAGAATTATTGGCTTTAACGAAAAAGCAAGTTAAGGCGCAGCAAGAATTGAACAAAAAGAAAAAAGAAGAAAGCATACTTGGCGATATTGCTAAAAGATTTGATGAAGAACGCATCCAAATACAGGCTGCCCTCAGTGGCCAAATCAATGACGTGGAACGCCTACGCCTAGAACTTATGCAGGCTATCCTCGATGAGGATGTCAAGCGAGCCATCATTCTTGAAGGGCAATTAATCAAAGCTGAGGCGGCTGCAAAAGAATTGGCTGACTTATTGGATAGCCTCGATGAAATGGTTGGCGATCCGTTCGCTGATTGGCCCGGCACTATTGCCAAAATCCAGACACTTTTAAAACAACTCAACATAAAAATACCTATTGAAACGTTATTTGCTGAAAAGGGTCTAAGGCTTGACCAAGAGAAGATGACCGTTACAAAGCTAGAACGCATGGATGTAAACGCTAACAATGTTTATATCAATGGGCAGGCGGCTGGCGGCGGTGGCGGTGGAACTTTTACCGGCCTTGTACCGGGCATTATTGACTTATTCTTGCAAGGTGATAAAACGGCTATTGATGCAGTTGAAAAAAACGCTCTGGCTAATTTTGCTTTAGCAGATGCAGAATTATTGCTAGCTGATCAATTATTAGCTGAATCGCAAGATGGGCCGGGAATCACCGTAAATGTGACTGTTGAAGGCTCGGTCATAGCCGAACAAGACCTAGCTGAGGTCATTACTGATCAGCTTTACAATTATCAGAAATCTGGTAAAGGCATCCTATTTAGTAGTACGGCCATCTAATGCCAGCACCTACAATCCGAGTTTTTGTCGATTTTGATAGCGCAACCGCTTTTGAAACAAATCCTCTCATTCTCGGTTCTGCAACCAAAGGCATTTTAGGCACTAATCGTTTAGGTTCGGGTACGATTCCTGTTGAAATCACTAGTCTTGTAGAAAAGGTCGCAATCCGTAGGGGTCGCAACCGCATCACCTCTAAATTCGAGTTCGGCAGCGCGGATGTCATGCTCTATGATCAAAACGGGGATTGGAATCCGACCAATCCTGCCGGGGCTTATTACCCTAACCTTGTGCCGCTACGTCAGATTATTATTTACGCTACCTATAACAGTTCGGACTATTACTTGTTTTCTGGTTATATCACTAACTATGACACAGGGTTCAAACAGGGTAATGAAGATCTCAGCATGGTCACGCTCAAATGCGTAGACGCATTTAAGTTACTAGCCGGATCAGCCATTACTACGGTGGCAGGCGCGCCTGCAGGTCAAGACTCAGGAGCTCGCGTCAATTCCATCTTAGACGCCATAGAATGGCCTCTGAGCCTACGATCTATTGATACTGGTGACTCCACCCTACAAGCAGACCCGGGGACGTCTAGAAACGCCTTACAAGCCCTTCAAACGGTAGAAAATAGCGAGTTCGGCGGTATCTTTGTAGACGCTGAGTCTAAGGTTGTATTCATCAACCGAAATGACCTAATTAGCCGCCCGGCAACCTCGCTATATTCTTTTAGTGATACTGGGTCTGATATTAGTTACCAAAACGCAATAGTGGCCTTTGATGACACAACCCTTATAAATGACGTGTCTGTCACGCGCGAAGGTGGTACTGAGCAAAACGTCTTCGATCAGCCATCTATTGATAAGTATTTCCTACACTCAGGCGAACGCGAAGGCATCCTAGTTCAAACCGATGCTGAAGCTCTCAATCAGGCTCGAGGCATTTTGGCTACGCGTAAAGACCCCGAGGTTCGTATCGATAGCATCAGGCTCAACCTTTATGATGATTTGAATCCAAACAAGCCTCTAGCAGGCGTGGACATTGAGTTACTAGACGGTGTAACCGTTACCAAGACAATGCCCGGCAATACAAGCGTCACTCAGCCTAGCCTTGTAAACGCCATTCACCATGACGTAACCAAATCTTCATGGATCACTACGCTTTACACTAGCGAGCCTCTATTATCAGGCTTCGTGTTAGATTCAACCATTTCGGGTATACTTGACTCAGACGTCCTGAGCTACTAAGGAGAAACAATGCCAACATGGCCCGCCAAGACTAATTACGCCACAGGCGATGTCCTGACCGCTGCTCAGATGCAGGACATCGGTAACGCGCTTAACAGCGTTCAGTCCGCCCAATATGCCGCTGGTAAGAACGCCGTAATCAATGGTGATTTCAGAATAAATCAAAGAGCGTTTACAACCACGACAACTAGCGGAACTTTTTTATTTGATAGATTTCAGGCATCTAATAGCGGTGGCACCGTTACTTATACTGCACAAACCTTTACTGCGGGAACTGCGCCTGTAGCAGGCTATGAATCCAGAAACTTCTTAGATGTGGCAACTTCAGGACAGAGTGCCGCTAGCGATTTTACGCGTTTACTACACAAAATTGAAAGCGTTAGATCTTTTGCCGGACAAACAATAACAATTTCTTTCTGGGCAAAAGCGGCAACTGGAACACCAAGCCTTGCAGTTGAACTAACTCAAAACTTTGGTTCAGGTGGTTCGCCATCCTCTGCGGTCAATACTGGAACAACAAAACAGGCTATTACTACCGCTTGGGCAAGATATTCTTTCACAATCACAGTTCCGTCAATTTCAGGAAAGACTATTGGAACTGCAAATGATGATTTCTTGCAAATTGCAATTTTTACTTCAGCTGGAAGCAATTTCAATGCTCGAACTGATACTTTAGGAACTCAGGCGGCTACCATAAGTTTTTGGGGCGTTCAAGCCGAATCAGGATCATCTGCAACACCTTTCCAAACTGCGACGGGCACACTCCAAGGGGAGTTGGCGGCGGCGCAGAGGTATTATTTCCGAAATACTGCTGGAAGTGCTTTTGGGTTGATGGCTGTTAGTGGATATAACCCATCAGCAACTGCCGCAAGAATGAATTTCATATTTCCAGTTCCTATGCGAATAGCCCCAACATCTTTAGATTTTTCTAATATTGTATATCAGGATTCTGGGGACACTACTTATGCACTAACTGGTGTAGCAATAGACTCACCTCTTACTACAAACTTTACTGCCTCAGTAAATGCCACAATTGCTGGTGGAACTTCCAATAGAAGCGGCAGAGCAATTGCAAACAATAATGCCGCTGCCTTTGTCGGATTTAGTGCGGAGTTATAAAAATGGATAATGTAACCTTTATCAAAGTAGCAGGTGTTGATGGCGTAGAAGTAGAACACGCCATAATTGACCGAGGCAATAACGAATTTACCTCAATGACCAAAGAGCATTGGGACAAGTTAGAAGCCGCTAAAGAGGCACAATCTTTATAGAGTATGCCGAAACTATGCAGAGCAGGTCAGCAGTTACGCGAACAAATCGATGACGCGTTCCCCGATAGAGATAGAGCTAGTGATGGCTGGATCGGTGATTCAAAGCATGCGGCGCGTAAGTCCGATCACAACCCTACTGCTGACGGCATTGTACGTGCCCTCGACATTGACGCTGACCTTAGATCCCACAAATCCGAAGCGTTCGACCTTGCTGATCAGCTTCGACTACTTGCCAGATCTGATAAGCGAATTAGCTATATTATCTTTGCAGGCAAAATCGCATCCTACCGACGCAATTACAAGTGGCGAAAATACACAGGAATAAACCCACACAAGACACACATACACGTTAGTTTTACTGCTAAGGGCGATAGTGATAGCAGCATGTTCAGAATCCCCTTATTGACAGGAGAGCCCATAAATGGAGCAACTAAAGGCCGTAAGCGCAAGCTGGGCAAGATCATTTCTAGCAGCAGGAATAGCGACATACCTAGCCGTGGGTTGGGATGCACCTGCGATTGTAAATGCAGCTCTGGTGGCAAGCCTTCCCGTAATACTCAGATGGCTTAACCCTAACGACACAGCTTTCGGACGGCGATGAACCCAACAGAATGGGCAGCATTTGTTCTGGCGTGTCTTAGCATAGCTGGGCTACTTATC